GATGAAGATCATGCAATTCTTGAAGTTACCCGCTCAATTACAGATGAAGAGGGTTCTTACAAATGTGAAGAATGTGAATCAATAATGGTAAGATATTACACACCTTTTGGGATTCAATTTAAGGGATCAGGATTTTATAAAACAGACAATGGATAATGAATTAGAGTTATCAGGAAAATTTGACCAAATGAATTTGGTTGTAGAAGAATACTTAAAAGGAAATGGCCCAGCAGCTATTGCTAGAAATTTAAGTTTAACACGTGTGCAAGTTGACAACTATATTGATGCCTGGAAAGGTTTTATTCACGATAATAATATAATAAAAGATCGTGCTAAAGAAGCTTTAATGGGTGCAGATGAACACTACAATATGTTAATTAAAGAAGCATGGAATACAGTAAATCAAGCAGACCAACAAGATGCACTTAATGTAAAGGCACAAACTTTAAAACTTATTGCTGATATTGAAGCAAAAAGAATTGATATGTTAAGCAAAGCTGGTGTCCTTGAAAATAATTCAATGGCTGATCAAATACTAGAATCTGAAAGAAAACAAGACATTTTAGTGGGTATTTTAAAAGAAGTAACTGCTGGTTGCGATAAGTGTAAATGGGAAGTTTCAAAAAGATTGTCTCAAGTGACTGGTCAAGTTGAGGCTGTTCAAATAGATGGCTGATTTTACAGATTTTCTTGATGCTTTAGAAGGAGATGAGTTTTCAGAAAGACCAGCTCCTTTAGAAGAATTTGTGACCAGCAAAGACTACCTTGGTTTGCCACCTTTATCAGAATATCAATACACGATGATACGTGCCTCTACTCAAATTTATAAAAGAGAAACCCTACATAACTTGTATGGTTTTGATGAAGGTGAAAAAATTTGGAAGCAAACCTGTAATGAAGTTATCTTACAGCTTGGAAAAGGTTCTGGCAAAGACTACACATCAACTATTGCTTGTGCATATATAGTGCATTTATTATTATGTTTGTCTGATCCAGCCGTATATTATGGTAAGCCACCAGGTGACGCCATTGATATTATTAACATTGCTATTAACGCTGTTCAAGCAAACCGAGTATTTTTTAAAGGCTTTAATCAACGTATCGAAAAATCACCTTGGTTTCAAGGCAAATATATATCAAAAGCAAACAGCATTGAATTTGATCACGAGATAACAGTTCACTCTGGACACTCTCAAAGAGAGTCTTGGGAAGGATATAACGTTCTTGTTGTTATTCTTGATGAAATTTCAGGTTTTGATCTTGAATCAACAAGCGGTAATGAACAGGCAAAAACTGCTTCGGCTATTTATAAAATGTATCGTGCATCAGTCAATTCTCGTTTTCCAGACTTTGGAAAGCTTGTTTTGCTTTCATTCCCACGTTTTAAGATGGACTATATACAGCAAAGATATGAAGAAGTTGTAGCTGAAAAAGAAGTTGTGATTAGAAATCATTCATTTAAAGTAGATCCAGATCTTCCAGATGGAACAGTTGGAAATGAATTTGATCTTGAGTGGGAAGAAGACCACATAATATCTTATAAAGTACCTAGGGTATATGCCCTTAGAAGACCAACTTGGGATATTAATCCAACAAGAAAAATTGAAGATTTTACAATTGATTTTTATACTGATCCAATTGATGCATTGTCACGTTTTGCATGTATGCCCCCAGATGCGGTAGATGCTTTTTTTAGATCAAGGCCATTAATTGAAAAAGCATTTTCAAACCCAAGATTGGGTGTGGATAAAGATGGAAGATTTGATGATTACTTTAACCCTAGGGAAGATACTCAATATTTTATACATGTAGATTTAGCACAAAAACATGACCATTGTGCCGTAGCTTTATCTCACGTAGATGGCTGGGTAACTATGAAAATTGGTGACAATTATAAAGAAGCAGCACCAAAAATTATTGTAGATGCCGTAAGGTATTGGACGCCAACAAAAGAAAAATCTGTTAATTTTGAAGAAGTAAAAGACTATATAATTAGTCTTAAAGAACGTGGGTTTAATCTTAAAATGGTAACATTTGACCGATGGAACTCTCATGATTTAATGATGCAATTAAAAGCTTATGGGATAAATACCGAGCTTCTTTCTGTTGCTAAAAAGCATTATGAAGACATGTCTTTATGCATAACTGAAGAAAGAGTGTATGGGCCAAACATACAATTATTGATTGATGAGCTTCTTCAGCTAAGAATCATAAAGGATAAGGTAGACCACCCTAGAAAAGGCTCTAAAGACCTTTCTGATGCCGTTTGCGGGGCAATATACAATGCTACCGCACTGACACCTAGGGATTTAAATCAAGAAGTTCAACTTTATACATATGGAACAGTTTTTCAATCAGAAATGGAAAAGTTGCGTGAAGAATCAGATGCAAGGCTTAAGTCTAATAAAACTATTAGATTACCAGATAAACCACAAATGCCAGATAATTTGCGGGAATTCATGGGAATAGATGAAGATCCAGATGATGCAGAATTTGCTATTGACAGCATGAGAATACTCTGATAGAATACACACATGATAGCAAACGGAACACTTAAAACAATTGAAGATGATGCAGATATTTATGTATCCTTAACACAACTTTGTGATTATTTTACACAAGCAAGTATTCAGATGAAAAGAGAAGCAGAAACAGTTGATAAAAATTCAAAAAATTATGTCCAAGGTATGGTTGATTTAATGTTTAGCATTACACAAGAAATGTTAGAATTTGGAAAATTTGAAGCACAACGCAGAATGATTGAGGGGCCAGAAGATTTATTAAGAATGATTGACAAAAACCCATTTGGTATTGTAGAATAATCAAATGATGGGGTGTAGCTCAGCTGGCAGAGCGTTCGACTGTTAATCGGAATGTCGTAGGTTCGAGCCCTACCACCCCAGCAAATTATTAACTAACTAGTAGAAAGAGTATAATTGTGAATACAATGATAGAAGAAGCAGCAGATGTAATTAAAAAAGAATATATTCTAAAGGTTATAGATCGCTGTGATTCTTGCGGTTCACAGGCCCTGGTACTCGTTAAAGGTTTTAGCGGGGAGCTAATGTTTTGTGGGCATCATTATGCTAAGCATGAAGAAGCTCTTGAAAAATTTGCATATGAAACAATTGATGAAAGAGACAAAATTATTCAAAATAAGCTTATAGGATCCTCAAACTAAAGTTTGGGGGTATAGCTTAATCTGGTTAAAGCATTTGTCTTATACGCAAACGAGTCTTGGTTCAAATCCAAGTGCCCCTACGGAGCAGTAGCTTAGTTGGTCAAAGCCCCGAACTCATAATTCGGTAATCGTCAGTTCAAGTCTGACCTGCTCCACCAGAAAGGTTTATATGTTAAAGTATTGGTTCTTTAAAATTTTTAAAAGAAAAAGAAAGAAAGTAAAATCAGATTATGTCTATTAAAAATAATTTGTTTAAAGATTTAATAAAATCTGATATTTCAGAATCATTTTTTTATGAAAATAAAATTATGAAAAACTATGGAGATATTGATAGTTTTTTTTCTAATTTTGAAAATACAATTCAATTAAAAACAAAAGATTCTTCAGCAATTGTTTGGCAAGAAAATGATGAATTTTGGAAAAAAATAAAACAAAATAATGGTTTTGATAAATTTGGAACGCCTGGAAAATTTGGCGATTTAGTTATTAACGATATGATATCGGACAATATGTCTGAATATAAATATAATTCATATGGATATCGTTCTCAAGAATTTATAAAAAATCCAGATATTTTAATTTCTGGATGTTCATTTACCTTTGGAATGGGTTGTCCAGAAAAACTTTCATGGCCAGTGCTTTTGTCAAAAGATTTAAATTTAAATATGGTTAACATTGGATATCCAGGTGCATCTGTTCAAAAAATAGTCCTAGATATATTTAGATATTGCACAGAGTTTGGCAACCCTAAAAAAATAGTATGTCTTTTTCCAGATTTTTATAGGATATTGTTTGCAAAAAATAAAAAAACAATGATTGATTCTCATGATTTTAAAGCTTTAAAAAATAAATCAGAAGGTTCAGTGGAATTTGCAAGAGATATTCAGTCAAATGTAAAAGGACTTAACTACAAGCTAGATAAGTATATAAAAACTCCAGTCATCATAGAAGATTTGATCCCACCTGAGCTTACGTACATGCTTGCAATTCACAATATAATTATGCTTGAGCAATATTGTTTTGCCAATGGTATTGATTTATATTATTCTTCGTGGTCTCCAGAATCAGAAATTGCAATGGATTCAATAAAAAACAATACTAATTCTTTAAAAAACTATTATAGTTATTTTAAAAATTCTACAAATAAAATAAAAAAAATATTTAATTTTGATGATGAAATGTCATATACTTGTATTTTTGGAATACAAACAAATTCAAAAGATTTTTTTAATAATGAAGAAAATTTTAAAGATTTTTGCCATAAAGATTTACTTAAGCAAAATGAAGATATTTTTTATCGTGGAACAGATAGATATTTTCTTTCTTCAGCTACAGGAGAATTTGAATCTCATCCAGGAACACACTACCATGCACACGTTGCAGAACATTTTAAGGAGTTAATTTTAAATGAACATATTGGGGTTTAATGAAACATCTCATGATGCTGCTATGGCATTGATTGATGATAAAAAAATATTGTTTGCTGGGCATGCTGAAAGATATAGTAAGAAAAAAAATGATTGGTACAACAATAATGAGGTATACCGTGATTTACTTAAGTATGGTATTCCAGATAAGGCTGCCTACTATGAAAAATCCCGCTTAAAAAGATTAAGAATTAAGTTACGTGGCGGGGCGGCTGATTGGAAGCCTGCTGACAAAGGAATAAAAGCAAAAGAGTTTAAGCACCACTATTCTCATGCAGCAGCAGGATATTACACAAGTCCATTTGACGACGCTGTTATTGTTGTCCTAGATGCAATTGGTGAATTTAACACATCAACAATTTGGACTGGAGTCGGTGAAAAAATATCCTTAGTAGAAAAAAGAAATTATCCATTAAGCTTTGGATTGTTTTATTCAGCATTTACACAATTAATTGGTCTTATGCCTAATCAAGAAGAATATATTATGATGGGTATGGCTGCATATGGAAATCCAAATAAATATTTTAAAAAAGTTAATGAGTATTTTCCAAATATAAATAAGCAAAAATATAATTTTCATAAAGGTATAACTGATTGGGGTCACGTTCCAAACGAAATAAACAAATTTCATATTGCAGCCGCAGCACAACTTGTATACGAAAGAAGACTATATGAATTTATGCAATACGCCAGAAAGAAGACTGGAAAAACAAAACTTGTATTTATGGGCGGATGTGCATTAAATTGTTCTGCAAATACAATTTTATGGGATTTGTTTGATGATATTTGGATAATGCCAAATCCAGGAGACGCTGGTTCTAGCTTAGGGGCATCTTTAGCATTACGTGGATCCCATATAAAATGGGAAGGTCCCTATCTTGGGTATGATTTAGGAAATGAATATCCAGTTGAAAAAATTTTAGACGAATTAGTTAGTAAAGGCATAGCACCAGTAGCAGCGGGTCGTGCAGAATTTGGCCCCAGAGCGTTTGGTAATAGAAGTATATTAGCTGATCCAACACATATTGATGTAAAGGACAGAGTTAATAAAATTAAACAAAGAGAACTGTTTAGACCATTTGCCCCAGTTGTTATGGAAGAACATGCAAATGAATGGTTTGACATGCCCAAGGGCAAGCCAACGCCATATATGCAATATGCAGTAAAATGTTTAAAGCCAGATTTAATTCCAGCAGTTGTACATAAAGATGGCACCTCTAGAGTTCAAACAGTTAATAAAGATCAACACCCTGGACTTTATGCTGTATTATCTGAATGGCATAAATTAACTGGAGTTCCAGTTCTTTTAAATACTAGTTTAAATATAAAAGGTCAACCATTGCTAAATGATTGGAAAGATATTGATGAATGGAATGCTATCTACAACTCTGCTATAATTGTATAGAGATTAAGGATAACAATGGACCACGAATATTTATTTAAAACATTTCCAGATAAACCAGAATATAGACTTTGGATGTCGGATCAAGTAGAACCTCTTGTTGATAGCGGATTTCCATATCCACCATGGTTTACACCAGGTTCAGATGAGTATACGACAACATACAAACTTAATAATCTAGGTCTTAGATGCGATGATATTACAGAAAAAACTCCAGAAAACCATATTGTATTTGCAGGATGTGAAATCACGGTGCCACAAGGGGTAGATCAAGAAAAAGGTTGGGCCAGTATTGTTTATAACACTCTTGTCCCAAATGGAAAAGATTTTAGAAACTTAGCATACACTGGTGCAGCACCAGAAAGAATAATTTCTAATTTATTTAAATATTTTAAAAATTATGGAAATCCCGATCAAATTTTTCTTTTAATGCCAGAATTAATTAGAAAAGTTGGCGTCTGGTTAGTTGATGAAAAAATAAAAAATGATTTTATTTTTAAGCCAAAAATTTATAGACAATACAAAAATACTTTAGAGGGTAGAGATAAAGAAGTAGAGCATAATTTAATGGCTGAACCAAAAGATTACCCACTAGAATTATTGGCATATAATTATTTAAATCAAATTAGATATCTAGAAGAGTATTGTTATAGCAATAAAATAAAATTAATTTGGTCGAGCTGGGACAAATCTACAAATGATTTTTTAAATGCTTATCCACATAGATATTTTTTTAATATAGATTTACCAGAAAATGATAATGATATTTGGAGTGGCGAAGCTCAAGAATTATTTGCAAAATCTTTTTTGAAAAGATAAAATGTCAATATTTATATCTATAGCTTCATACGAAGATCCAGATTTAGTAGAAACTATTAAATCCGCAATAGATAATGCAAAAAATCCAAAAGATTTAGTTTTTGGAATATGTTTACAATATAATAATGAGCCAAATCTTTCATTTTTAAATAAAAAACAAAAAAGGATTTTATCTTTTGATTCAGAAACAAGACCTGGTTTAGTAAAAGTAAGATATCTTTTAAAAGAAATGATGTTTGAGGAAGATTATTTTTTTCAAATAGATTCTCATACTAGATTTGAAAAAAATTGGGATGAAACTTTAATTAATTTGTTAAATGAATTAAAAAAAATTAATCCAAATGGAATAATATGTGCTGCACCCAGCCAAGAAAATTATGAAGACAGATCTTGTGATGTAAAATGGTTAATTGCAAATGAATTTCCACTAACCTTTAACCATGAAGTATTTTATGGTAAAGCAAATAAAAATAAATTTTTTAAAACACAAAGATTTTCTGGTGGTGGAACATTTATGGATTCAAAAGTTGCAAAAAATATTTCTTACGATAAAATTTCTTATGCAATGCATGAGGTTGCATATTTAAGTTTTGTTTTAATAATGATGGGTTATGATTTGTACGACATCTATCATTGTCCATTTATACATGATAATAGAAATTACAATCAAATAGTATATGGTGATCAAAAAATTAATGATAAAAAATATAATAGTGTTTATTATCAAGAAAAAGATAATGATTTATATCATGAATTTGCAAAAGCTTGGCTTTATAATGAAAAAAGTTTGTTAAAAATTCAAAATGCAAAAAGAAATATTAAGGATTTTTGGAAAGAAATAGGCTTAGAAAATAGTTTTTACAAAGTTAAAGAAAAATATGATAAAATAAGCATAGAAAAAGGTGAAAAAAATGAATGAAGAAAAAATTGCAAATTTTAACCCTAAAAATGAAATTGACTTTTCATCGTTTCAGGCTGAATGGGATAAAATTGGTAAATCTAAAAATAATTTAATTTTAATGAACAATTTTGTTGAAAAAGAAGATCTTGATTATATGTATTCATATGTTGAAAGATATAAAGATGATGATAATTTTAGAGGGGGAAACGATAAAAGAGATTTTCATGTTAAGGAAGAAGACCCCCATGCCTATGATTTATTAAAAAAATATCAAAGCAAAATATATGATGAGGTTGTAAAATATTTTACAGATACTCTTGGAGTAAAAGTTAAAAAAGTTCCACAAAATAGTTTGCACTTTGTTAAATGGCCTCCAGGTATGCAGTCTGGCTTACATGCAGATTGTGAAAGACCAGATGGAACTCCTGCTTTTCATGCATCATACTATAGGCTAAATATATCAGCTTTAATATATTTAAATGATAACTATGAGGGCGGGGAAATAATTTTTCCAGAGTACGACTTTTATTTAAAGCCAAGCCCTGGAGACTTAGTTATATTTCCAAGTAACCATAGGCATTTAATTACAGAGGTAAAAGGAAATAATAATAGATATACAATGCCGATTTGGTATACATTTGATCTTCCAGATATCTATACTGAAAATGGAGAGTACGATGCAGAGGACTCTGTTATTTTATGGAGAAAAGATGGCGAA